AAGCCCGCCCCCTCAATAAGGGTTCGGTTCGCACTACCAGTGCTGCTGCCGGCTTCCACCCCGACAGGTGCGTGTATTGTAGCGCATCTTGTGCCCCCGTCAATCGTATGAACGCCCTATCGTATGAGCGCCTTCGACCTCAGTCGCGGTACCGACAGGCGAAAAAAAGCCCGCACGCGGCGGGCTGGTGATAACTTTCTCAGTAGCAGTTTGTGTGGCAGCTTGACCCGTAGCAGCAGGTGGTGCAGGTTACATATTTCCTGTTGTAGTAGTAGCTGCTGGTGGTGCAGGCTGCCCACGACAGGACAGGGGATACCGCGATGGCGGCGGCGATGATCAGGTTTCGCATGGATGTTCTCCAGTTCGGCGCGAGAAAAAGCCCCGCCCGGTGCGCCAGTCCGAGCGGAGCGAGATCAGTCTTTGCGGATCTTGCGTCCGGTGATGCTAACCCCTGACACTAGGATCAGGAGCGCATCCAAAAGCCACCGGCTCATGCGAACTCCCGTTCGTCTTCCAGGGCGTCGATCAGCTTGTTCGTGATGCGGTCCTCGTCGTCCTCGTCCATCATGTCTTCGAGCCAGGGCGCCGGCTCCCCCTGCATGTCTAGCAGGATGAAGGCCACCTCGGCCGGCTCTGACGGCCAGCAGTCCTCCGGAGGTCCCCAGGTTTTGCCGGGGTCGCCGGGGTAGAAGTAGACCAACCGGGCAAAGCACGGGATATCAGCGACTCGGGTTTTGATCTCGATCATGCTTCGCCCCCAGTCGCGCGGGCGATCGCGGCGCGGGCCATGCGGATTCCGCCGGTGTCCAGCGTGTAGCCGGTCCGGTGATCTTCGTCCGCGTGCGTTGCGTCCCATTCGGCGATGAGTTCTTCCAGAGCGGCCAGAAGATCAGGCGCGGCCGCGATCAGCCGAGCATCGGCGGGTTTGCGGGTTTCAGCGTAGACGATTTCGCCTATGGCGTGGCCTCTCGAATCGTCGATCAAATGGACGCGTCTGTCATGGCCATCAGCAATCGTCCACGGTCCAGGGGTAAAGGGTACGGTCATTTGTTAGGTCTCCAGGGCGACATGCCCCCATTGCCCACAGAATGGGCAATAGGTGCCGGTCAATGCCAGCCGGAGCGGCGCGGAGGCAGCAGTCCAGACAGGTACGCATCCACATCAGAGCGCACCTCGGCCAGAGTCCCCCAACGGGTCCGGCCAGGGAAGTCCACGCGCCAGTCCTGGAAGGTCCGGCCACGGTGCAGGGTGAAACCACGGTACAACATCGCGTCACCTTAAAACCGTCATGGTCCCAACATCTCCCGAGTCGGCGACTCGGTATGTATGCGGCGCGATACGCTCCAGGGTTCGCAGGTAGGAACCCATGGACGTCCGTCGTCTGGATGTCCTGCGCCACGCCCACAGCAGTCGCGCGGCACGTTCCCGCGTCATGCTCGGATCAGCCTGGGCCGGATGATGGCCCCATGCCCACATAAATTTAGTCATTTCGTCACCTCAAAAAAGGCCGGGTTCATCCGGCAGTTGTACGGGGACCCGTACCGGTCGGACATCCGGGGGCAGACTGCCCACCGGCACGGGCAAGGGGGGGAAGGGCCACACCGGCCCCCGCTTGGGTTCGGTCATCGCAGCGTCAGCCTGAAGGCATCATCCGCATCAATGGCCGGCTGAATCAGCTTCACGGCCCCGGGTGTCGGGTCGGGCAGTCCAATGATTCCCCAGCGCTGCCAGCTTTCCGCGCAGTGGCGCAGGCCATTGAACGCCCAGTGCATGCCGCCGGGTTTGCGGTGCTCGTACAGAAAACAATCCGCCAAGTGTTGGTCAGTCATAGCGTCACCCTCTCGGCCAGGGCATCGGAGATGGCCCCGGAGCGGTGGAGCCAATCGACGTAGTCGACGAAAGCCGCGCGGGTGTCGGCGGGGTGATAGTTTTGTGGCGCAGTCAGTCGGCCAGCCCGTCGAGCCTCCCGCTCAAGGTTAGGGTAAGCGAGCCAAAAGGCCGCCCTGATTTGCTTCTGTGTCGTCATGCTTCCACCTCGTCCAGCATGTGCCGCGCGATTTCGGCCCAGTTCACATCCGACAAAAAAGCCATCGCGTAATCCCGCGCCAACGTGCCGTCGGGGCTGGACATCTCGATTAGTTCTTCCGCGTAATATTGCAGCGACTTGCCCAACTCATAAACCGAGTCGGAGCCGTCTCCGAAGTCGTGCGCGGTCATGCTGTCGAAGATTTCCAGGTTCACGCGCCAAGTCGCGTAATTGGTCCAGCCGTTGTAAGTGCTCATGATCATCTCCGGGTTATGGTGCGCCCCATGGCTCACCCCATAGCGCCCAGTGGACGCTAGGCGGGTAGGTCATGCGTCGAGCAGTCGGGCCATTTCACGCGCCCACTGTTCTATCGTTGCCGTTTCGTGCTCGTACTCTGCCGGGGTCATCTGCCCCGCCATGTATCGACGGTCCAGCGAATCCATGCGGGACTCGATCAGTCGCTCGATTCGGTCTTCCATGATTCACTCCTCGAAGTAGTCGGCGCTTTCCGCTTCGTCAAACCATACGGACCATCCCTGATCCGTTTCGACTGCGAGTGTCCGATACCCGGACCGGCCCTCGATGTCGAACCGCAGGATTTCACCAGCCGCGAGGGCGTCGCGGGCTACTTGCAAGCATTCATCGAATCCGCTCATGTCAAACCCCCAAAGCAATCAGAACCCCGATGCCGATACCTAGAACGCTGGCCACGGTGACATCCGCCGCCACAGCGAGCCTATGGCGAGCAGCAGCACGGACATAGATCGAGCCACCGACAGGCCCTATGCGCCAAAACCACATACCGCCGTTTCGTTTGATCATGGGTGACAGTCTCCAGGTAAAGCCCGGGAGAACCCGGGCTGGTGAGAAAGTTAGCGAACGGTTGATGCAGCGATTGCCGCTTCGCCAACAGTCATGGGCGTGCATAGCCGTTCGCGCATGGGTTGTGTCAGTTTGGTCAAGTCGGCCTTGGCTTCTCGCAGGTATGTGTAACGGGCAACCACCTCGCCGTTTTTGAGTATTTCCCAGCTGGTGCTGAGGCTATTGCACCTCCAACCCCAATACTTGACGCGGACCACTTGAAAACTATGGCCGTTGGCCTCGATCGTCTTGGTGACTTGCTTGCTGTGGATCATTTCAGGCCTCACTTGATCAGTTCGCGCAGGGTCGGCGTATCGAGGATGACGCGAGCGCGCAGCACGACATCAGCGCGCCATTTGTTGGACAGAACCCAATCGCCGGCCTTTGCGCCGCTGAATGGGTGATCTTTTTCGACGCGACGAAAAACCGTATCGCCATCGATACGATAAGCGCCGCAGCGCACTTCATCGGCTAGTTGTTGGGCTTTCGTGCTTTCCATCTCAAACCTCCTCGGCCAGAAAAGCGCGCATCAGGTCGCGGACTTCTTGTTGCTCTGCGACCTCGCGATCTATGTCGGTGTAGTGGTCGCGGATCTTGATCAGATCTTTTGTTCGCTGCTCGATTGCTTGCGTTGCCTCGATCTTTTTTGCTTGTCGGCGGTAGGTGGTGCTATGCATGTCGTTGCTCCGGTTGCGTTGTCGATGGAGAGATCATATGCCACGCTAGTGCGCTTTGTCTGTGACTTTTCTCACACTCTGACCGATAAATTTATCGCCACGACCTCCGGACCGCCACATCCGCGAGACATCCAGCGAGCGGGAGCGAGCAACAGTCCATTCTGTGCCCCTACAATCCGCCCTCACACACTAGGAGAACCGACGACATGCCCACCCGTGCAGAACTCCGGAAGGCAGCGCAGACCACACCGATGAGCGAGATCCTCGGCGCCCAAGTAGATAAGGCGCTAACGCCCAAGCAACGGGCATTTGCTCGCAAGGTGGCGGAAGGGAAGACCAAAGCCAGCGCATACCGGGAAGCCTACAAGGCAAGCCCAAGCCCGAGAACAATCGTTGCAGAGCCTTATCGGCTAGCGGCCGACCCGAGGATTGCCGCAGAGATCAAGGCTTACGCACTAGCGATTGAGAGCGCGAAACAGCGAACGCCTGCCGCGTTAAGGGAATTGGTCATCCACGGCCTGGTTCAGGTAGCGCTAGATCCCGAAGCCAAAAACGCTGAGCGCATCGCCGCACTCAAGACCCTCGGGACCGTGACCGAGGTCGCCGCCTTCACCGAACGGCGCGAAACCCGGACCATCAGCAGCAGCGAAGACGCACGTAAGTCAGTGATGGCTGAGCTCACGCGGCTCATGGGCAGCGCCGGCAGCGTGGATGATGCAAGAGTTATCAGCACGGAGGCTGACGAGTTGCTGCGAGAGTTAGCAGGGACCCACCCCACCGGGAGCCCCCCGGATGCTGAGCCGGAGTCCCGCCTCTCTACACATACTATTCCACACGAACGATCTGACAAAGTTATCAATCCCTCCGAACCTGCTAACTTTTTCAGTGATAACTTTTCCACCCCCGGCGAAAGTGATAACTTTCTCGCCGAGACCCCACCCCCTCAATCTGGCGACACCCCCCGGTAGGCTCTGATAACTTTATGGGGTAGGGGGGTATAAATTTTGAAATTAGAGCTACTGTTAAAGTTAGCGCAGGACTTGGTTGACGGTAAAGTTATCGATCAACCTGAGAAAGTTAGCGCCCCGGCAAAAAAAGTTAGCAGGCGTAAAGTTATCAAAGAGAAGATCCCATGGCAGAAACGGGTGCTTCAGAGTGAGCACAGGAAAGTGTATGGGTCGTTTGAAGAGACGATGAGGTTGGAGATGACGGAAGCACAGAGAGAAGTGTTCTTGATCGTGGATGAGTTCTGGAAGGAGCATAACTTTTCCCCGAGCGTGAGGAACATCGCGGCTATCAGGGGAAAGGGTGTGAGCAACACTCAGAAGATTGTCAGACGGCTGATCAAGATCGGGGCCTTGAAGAAGATTGACGGGATGGGTAGGACCCTGCGGCCGACGTACATAAATTTCCGCTACATCGAATGAAGCTAGACGATCTCATTGCCAGCCTGACCCCCGGGGATCAGGAGAAACTTCTACAGCAGGTCCAGGACTACAAGGACGCTGTGGAGAGGGAGAAGTGTCAGACGAGTTTCATGGCCTATGTGAAGAAGATGTGGCCTGGGTTTGTGCATGGCAGGCACCATGCTGTCATGGCTAAGAAGTTTGAAGAGATTGCAAGTGGGAAGCTGAAGAGGCTGATCATCAACCTCGGCCCTCGGCATACGAAGAGTGAGTTTGCTTCGTACCTGTTCCCGTCTTGGTTTCTTGGTAAATATCCGGCCAAGAAAGTTATCCAGGCGTCTAACACGGCGGACTTGGCTGTTAACTTTGGCAGAAAGGTCAGAAACCTTGTGGGCTCGGAAGAGTACGCGAAGGTATTCCCTGGCGTAACGCTGAGGGCCGACTCGAAATCTGCGGGCCGGTGGGGTACTTCTCACAACGGGGAGTACAACGCCCTCGGTGTTGGCGGAACGATGACGGGTAAGGGCGCGGATCTGCTGATCATTGACGACCCGCACTCGGAACAAGAGGCCGCTTTGGCGGTCGGGAACCCGCAAGTCTTTGATTCGGTGTTTGAGTGGTACACCTCTGGCCCTCGTCAGCGTCTTCAGCCGGGTGGAGCTATCGTGGTCGTGATGACCAGATGGTCAAAGTCGGATTTAACTGGCAAGATTTTGAAGAATGCAGGCGAGTTGGGTAAGGAAGACGAGTGGGAAGTCATTGAGCTTCCTGCAATCATGCCCTCTGGAGCCCCTCTATGGCCTGAATTTTGGTCCCTAAAGGAGCTTGAAGCTCTACGAGAAGAGCTTCCACCGGCCAAATGGAACGCTCAGTACCAGCAAAATCCCACCGCAGAAGAAGGTGCTCTGATAAAACGGGATTGGTGGCAGGTTTGGGAAGCAGAAGAGCCTCCGAGATGTGAATTCATCATCCAATCTTGGGACACGGCCTTCACTAAAAAGGAAAGATCGGACTATTCTGCGTGTACTACGTGGGGTGTTTTCCACAAAAACGAGGATCCAGAGGACGTAAACATCATATTGCTTGATGCTCTGCAAAAGCGCATGGAATTTCCTGAATTGAAGGACAAAGCGCTGGAGCATTACAAGGAATGGGAGCCTGATGCGTTCATTGTTGAAGCAAAAGCAGCAGGTGCTCCGCTTGTTTACGAGCTTAGGAAGCTGGGAATCCCTGTTTCTGAGTACACACCCAGCAGGGGTACAAGAGCAGCTCCAAATGACAAAATTTCCCGGGTGAATTCCGTCACGGATTTGTTCAGGAGCGGGAAAATCTGGGCTCCTGACACGAGGTGGGCCAGGGAAGTGGTGGAGCAGTGTGCTGCTTTTCCAAACTCAGACCATGACGACCTCGTAGACTCCACGGTACAGGCCCTGTTACGATTCCGGCAAGGTGGGTTTTTGCGCCTAGATACGGATGAGCGGGACGATCCTGTGCACTTCCGTCGCAAGGGCGGGTTTTATTAAGGAACACCATGGCTACCAACATCGACCAAGCCCTCATCCCTTTGGACATGGAAGCCATGACCGAAGAGCCGGTACTTGAGATTGAAATTGAGAACCCGGACGACGTGAAGATTGGCATCGACGGCATCGAGATTGACCTCATGCCGGAGGAAGAAGAAGAGTTTGATGCCAACTTGGCCGAAACAATGGACGACGGAGAACTTCAGTCCATCGCCAGTGAGCTTGTGAGCCTTGTTGACTCCGACATGAACTCCCGCAAGGAGTGGTCGGAGATGTACGTCAAGGGATTGGAAGTCCTTGGCATGAAGTACGAGGAGCGCACTGAGCCGTGGTCGGGTGCCTGTGGGGTGTTTTCCCCTCTCCTGACTGAGGCCGCGATCCGCTTCCAGTCCGAGATGATCACTGAAACATTCCCGGCTCAAGGCCCGGTGAAGACGCAGATCATCGGTGAGATTGACCGGTTCAAGGAAGACGCGGCCGAGCGGGTTCGTGACGACATGAACTTCCGCTTGACCGAGGAAATGATCGAGTACCGGCCCGAGCACGAGCGGATGCTGTACTCCCTTGGCCTATCTGGGGCAGCGTTTAAAAAGGTCTACTACGACCCGCATCTGCAAAGGCAGGTTGCAATCTATATTCCAGCCGAGGAAGTCATCATTCCTTACGGCGCATCAAACATTTACGTTTCTGAGCGCGTGACTCATATCATGCGTAAGACGGAAAACGAAATAAAAAAGCTGCAAGTTGCAGGCTTTTACCGTGATGTAGAGTTAGGAGAACCTGTAAGATTCTTCTCTGATATTGAGAAGAAAAAGGCTGAAGAGCAAGGTTACTCACTCACGGACGATGATCGTTATCAAGTTCTTGAGATCCACGTCGATTGGGATTTTGGGGAAGATGAAAATGGACTCGCGCTCCCGTATATCATCACGATTGAACGCGGGACCAGCACTGTGCTGGCTATTAGGCGGAACTGGGACGAAGACGACAAGCGACGCCTCAAGCGGCAGCACTTCGTTCAGTACACATATGTCCCGGGATTCGGGGCCTATGGATTGGGATACATCCACATCATCGGCGGTTATGCCCGTGCTGGTACATCTATCATCCGACAACTGGTCGATGCAGGAACCCTGAGCAATCTTCCCGGTGGTTTGAAGTCCCGTGGTCTTCGGATCAAGGGCGACGACACGCCTATCGCCCCGGGTGAGTTCCGTGACGTTGATGTTCCTTCCGGCGCAGTGCGTGACAACATCATGCCGCTGCCGTACAAGGAGCCAAGCCAAGTGTTGGCTGCCCTGTTGGAGCGCATCACCGAAGAAGGCCGACGCCTTGCTGCCATTGGAGATTTGAAGATCTCCGATATGTCGGCGCAGGCTCCCGTAGGGACCACGCTGGCGATCCTTGAGCGCACACTCAAGACGATGTCTGCCGTTCAGGCGCGGACTCATGCGAGTCTGCGGATGGAGTTCAAGCTCCTCAAGCAGATCATCCGCGACTACATGCCGCCCGACTACGAGTACACCCCGCAAGGTGGTGACCGTCTGGCAAAGCAGTCTGACTACGACGTCGTCGAGGTCATCCCGGTCAGTGATCCCAACGCGGCCACGATGGCGCAGCGGATCATGCAGTACCAAGCTGCGATCCAGCTTGCTCAGGGCGCTCCGCAGATCTACGACCTGCCTCAGCTTCACCGGCAGATGCTGGAAGTTCTCGGTATTAAAAATGCCGATAAATTAGTTGCAATTCCTGAAGACCAAAAACCGCGTGATCCAATTAGCGAAAACATGAATGCATTGCGTGGTACGCCACTAAAAGCATTTATATATCAGGATCACGACGCCCATTTGGCAACGCACCAATCCTTCATGCAGGATCCTATGATCCAAGCGACCATCGGTCAGAGCCCTGCCGCACAACAGGTCATGGGCGCTCTCCAGGCGCACATCGCAGAGCACCTTGGGTTCCAGTACCGTAAGCAGATCGAAGAGCGTCTGGGTGCGCCGCTCCCGGCTCCTGATGCGGAGCTTCCGCAGGAAATCGAGGTTCAGTTGTCGCGTCTGGTGGCTCAGGCTGGCGCTCAGTTGACGCAAATGCACCAGCAGCAAGCTGCTCAGCAGCAAGCCCAACAGCAAGCTCAAGATCCGCTAGTCCAGATGCAGCAGGCCGAGTTGCAGATCAAGCAGACCGAGGTCCAGCGCAAAGCACAAAAGGACCAGATCGACGCTCAAATCGCGCAGCAGAAGTTGCAGCTTGAGGCGCAAAAGTTAGCACTTGAGGCCCGCAACAAGGGTGGAGAAGACCCTCGCTTGAAGGCCATGATCGCGCAGCAGGAGATGCAGCAGAAGACGGCCCAAGCGCAGCAGGATCTTCAACACAAGGAGCAGGTGCATCAGCAAAAGATGCGCCAGCAACAGCAGCAAGCAGCGCTAAAGGCTCAGCAACAAGCGCGGCAAGCCATGATGCAAGCCGCTCGAAAACCGTCCAAAAAGGACTAAGTTATGGCAACCACTGCGTTTTCCGTGGTACTGAAAGAACTTGAGG